TATCTTTATAAAATCCAATGTCTTTATATAGTTGAGTATTGACATTATTTAAACTATCAATTTTATTTTGATAATTAATTATTTGATAATCTTTTTTTGAAACTATTGAATAAACACATATAAAAATAATTATTCCTAATATAAAAATAATTAAAATACTATATGCTTTCATTGCTTTTATTTTTCAAACTGAATTTGTCTATTGTCGTTAATCCTAAACAACCAAATGCTAAAGCCGTTACACATTCAACTAAGGTGTCCGATGGCTTTATGTGTTCGGGTGTGAATTGATTAGCAAAAAGAGTAGAGCATAACATAACAGTACATATAATTCCACATACTCGTTTACTCGAAATCGACCCTGTTTCATCTTGTAAGATTTGTTTTATAAAATTTTTCATTCTTTTTTTCCTCTACTTTTTGTAATCTTACTTTGTAATTTTTCGATTAACATTTCAATCCGTTGCTCCAATAATTCTATTCTCTTTTTTAAATCATTGATTTGATTTTCATAAATAGATATTACTTTATTATTGCCAGATGCTTTTAATTCGTTTCTGCTTTTAAAAAATTCCCAAACGTCTTTGCCTTTTAGTACCCCTATTAAGGCGACCACTATGCCAATAATAGTGTATTGCTCCATTTAAAATTCTTTTAAAAGCGTGTAACTAAAAAGTGGTTTTTTTGACTCTTTGGCAAGGGTTAAAACTTTGTGAAAATCGGCAGGGTTGTTTAATACTTGACATCCTGCACTCCATTTATCTATTATAGATGAAATTGATTTTTCGTTTGCTCTATGTATATTTATCCCAAACAAGCCTGTATCTAATGTTAAACTTTCATCTGACTTATCATTCAAATTTTTATCTCTGTAAACTGTTACAGGTTTTGCTTGACAAAATGCCTCATACTTGCCTTGATGCATTCCTATTTTCCAAGTATCAACATATTGATTTGGCTTTAACAACGCTGCTCCTTTTGGGTTTAATAAATTCTTTAACCAATGAGTTCCTGCATTTGTTGTACAGGTAAACCATTCTATTTTATTATTATCTATAACTCCAAACAAGTCATCAAATTTATTAGGCAAATCAGCATTTGAACGTATACCTACAAAATTAATATGGTCAAACCAATTATATTTTTTTAATAAAAATTCTGTTTTAAGTTCCTCTATTGTGTATTTTTTCATAAGTCGGTTTCTAATTGTTCAACTCTACGTTCCAAATTATCGTGCTTAACGTTTTGCACCATAACCATAGTTTTTATCTCGTTTAAATCTTTACTCATTTTTATTAAAGCATTTACGCCCAATGCTCCTATAAAAGATAAAATGGCTATTAAGCCAGACACTAAAGTCAATAAAACATCAAATTGAGTCATTATATATTAATTAAGTTCCATTTATTATTATTCCACGAATACATTTTACCATCATTCGGGTAAGGTATTGGTGCTGTCCATTTAAAGTTTACTAACGTCCAATCCTCAAAAGGTTTTGGTGCTATAAAAACATTGTTTACACTATCATAACTAAATCCAATCCCTGCGTAAGTATTTCTAAAATTAGAATTATACGAGGTTTGCTTTATAGTATCATAATCATAAATACTTTTAATATTTAAAGAGTTTATAAAATCAACTCCTAATTGTTCAACCTCAACTCCATTAGAGATTAGTATTTCATTATCAACAACTATTACAGCTATCACAATGTTTTGTTTTATTAATGCAAAATTTGCCATTATTGAAATTTATATTTTATTATTACTATTCCAGAACCTCCAGCAGGTGAGCTAAAATTATAACCAGCACCACCACCGCCTCCTCCTGTATTTGCTGTTCCTCCTGTTGGAGCAGTCGATGGAACACTTACCTCTCCTGTTCCTCCACCGCCTGTACCACCCGTTCCAGCAACATTAACACCAGCCCCTCCTCCTCCACCGCCTCTTGTTACACTTGAACCTGTTATAGATGATGCAGTTCCATTACCACCCGAACCGCCTGTATTTACCACCGCTGTTCCTCCTACTGCACTTGCTCCACCTCCACCACCACCACTTCCCTGAACATTACCATCACCTCCGTTATTACCTTGTCCTGCTGTTCCTAAACCTTGATTAGCAATATTTCCACCACCTCCTCCGCTTCCACCATTTTTTCCGTTTACAGAGTTATAAGTTGCACCGCCACCACCACCTAAAGATGTTATCGTTGAGAAAATAGAATTAGAACCATTTACCCCTCCTGTAGAAGCACCTCCTGCACCACCAGCACCTACGGTTACCGCATAAGATTGAACAGCCACCGCTAATCCACTTGATGTTCTGTAACCACCTGCACCTCCACCAGCCAAACCAGCACCACCACCGCCAGCAACAACTAAATACTCAACTACATTATTTGGTGCATCTCCTAAAGTAGAAACTACAAAATTATCACTTGAATTAAAAGTATGTATTTTATAATCTCCATCGGTAGTTATAGTTCCACCCGTTGCTGATGTAAATACTACTACAGGTGGTGCACTTGCAACCGCTGCTTTATCATTAATTGGACTTATTCCTATTGCTATTATTGGCATAAATTACTCTAATTCCTATTAATGGCATTTAAAATTGATTTGCAAAAATTCGCCCACTACTTAATGTAATGCTACTTATATAACAATTATCTTTAAGTATAATTGCAGGGTCGCCTGCTTTTAATGTGCCATAAAAATAAGGTGTTAATAAAAAATTAACCGCATTTCCATTAGCATCAGAGCCACTACAAACTGTTAAAGTTGAGTCTGCCGTTGCTTGTATAGAGGTAACTATTAATCCTGTTCTTGCCGTTACATCTGCAATTATTATAGTTCCACCACTAACTGACATTTTTTGGTCTGGTGTTGTTGTTATTTTATCCATTGTTTTTTATTTATTATTGAAATTTATATCTTATTATTACTATGCCAGATGCACCATTACCTCCTTTTGCCGTTCCTGCTCTTTCAGCACCACCACCTCCACCACCTGTGTTTGTAGTGCCATTCATTGCATCTGCTGAACTACCATCGCCACCACCACCTATGCCACCTAATCCATAATTTAAAGGTGCTAAATAAATAGAGCCACCGCCACCGCCTCCATAATAAGCACCTGTTCCACCACTTATTAATGATAAACTACCTGCGCCTCCATTACCCCCAAATGTTCCTGTTCCATTACTACCAACTGCACCTGCTCCACCACCGCCACCGCTACCATAATATGGTCCAGTATTTGAGCCATTGCCTCCATTATTACCTTGCCCTGCCGTTCCATTTGCTCCTATTATTGATATACTACCATTATGAGGTGCGCCCGTTCCACCACCACCACTGCCACCACTTGCAGCGTTTTCTTGATGAGCACCCCCACCTCCACCTCCAACAGACGTTATTGCATTAAAAGATGAGGTTGTACCAACTCCTGCGGGTTGGTTATATGTGCTAACTCCTGCACCACCACTACCAACAACAACCGAATAAGTTTGTAATAAAATAGCTAAACCTGTGTTTGTTCTTAATCCTCCTGCTCCACCACCTGCTCCTGTTATGCCTCCATTACCACCGCCACCACCTGCTACTACTAAGTATTCGACTACATTGTTTGGAGCAGTTCCCAAAGTGGTAACTACAAAATTATTGCTTGAATTAAAAGTGTGTACTTTGTAATCGCCATCGGTAGTAATAGTGCCACCTGTGGCAACTGTAAACGCTGCTCCACCACCACCACTACTTGCACTACTTTGAACAACTCCGTTTAAAATCATTTTATGTCATTAAATTACCAAACAAAATGCACTCATTAGGTGCTATAAACATTAAAGTTGCACACGAATATTGAGCAGCAATTTTTAATTTTCCCCCATCAGACCTTATTGTCATACCTGCACCAGCTATAAATCTTGTAACTCCTGCTCCATATTGGCAAATAGTTACATTATTACCTTGATTAAAAATAGCATCATTAACTGTTACTGTATTTACTGATGGGTCGTTTATATAAATAAATTTATTAATGTCCCCTATTGCTAAAATTATAGATGTTGCTTGATTTTCAACAACTACATTTTTTGGTAGTGTATCTAAAGTAACAAAAGTAGTAATCCCACCCATTGTTATTTTTGTTGTTAATCCAGATTGTGTAATTGGCACAAAATCTGCTCCATTTAATGCTGATGCTACGGGTAATTGACTTATTTTTTTATCTGCCATTATAATATAATTTTATATGAATTTTCCTGTACTAAAAAATCCATTTGGTCTGTTATTAAATAATCTAAATTTACAGTATTATAGTAAATTTCTGGTCTTGTTGAAATGCTTTTACCAAAAAAAAACTTTTGTACTTCGTCATTATTTAAAGTATATTTTATTTCTCCATTTGGTAACGTTTCTAAATTTACTAAATTAGGATTTTCCCCAATCATAGTAATAACTTTGTCTACACTACCATAGTATTGCAAAGCTAAGTCATAAATTGTTTGTGTACTATATATTGTACCAACTTTATTAAATCCCATCTCTATTTGCGTTTATATAAAAATTATATTCCTCTCCATTTTTAATTAAATTAACATCAATGTTTTTAAATCCATCAGTTGTTAATTGGTCAACTATTTTTGTTTTTAAATCTAAATTTATATTATTATTACCTAAATAATTTGCAATCCCAACTCCAACAAAAGGGTAATTTTTCCAACTACCTAAATTTGTATTTACAATTAATTCAACGTTTTGCTCATTGGTATTTGCAACCAAAAAATCCCCTTGTGAGAAACTTAAATCTTGGTCGTCATCTAAATATATATCTGTATAATTCATAATTTATTTTTAATAAAGAGGGAGGACGCTATTACCTGCCCCACCCTCATTACAAAGGCAGATAACCTACAACTGCCTAAGTTCCATCGCCTTGTTTAATTAATATGTTTTCTATATTTGCTCTAACTGTTGGGGTTAAACTTGATGACAACCACGCTGTTAAAGCAACTTTTAAAGCAGCACCTCCATCATTTGGCACTGGCACCCATCCACTTATTCCTGTAATTAAAGCATTTACTTTATTTTCTAAATTATTTAATTTAGTAGTTAAATCAATAACTTTTACCAATCCACCTAATGTTTTTCCATTTATGTTTACCTCGTCTACCTCAGCAACCATACTTACTTGAGCACTTGCATTGTCTAAAAATGAAACTACTACTAAACTATTTATTTTAGGTATTAATAAAAATCCAACTCCTGCTCCTGTTATGTTTGTTGTTAATTTTACATTTTGTATTTCACTATCTCCATTTATAGGCTCACAATAACAAGTATTTGTAGGTAAATCCACACTAATAACTTTGCAAACCAAAGAGTCGTTGCCTTTTGATTTTGCCGTCACAAATTCTGTTAATGCTGCTGCTACTTCGTTTTTACTCATTTTAATCTATTTTTGCTCCTAATTCTAAACTCTGTCTATAACCTATTGAAACACCAAACGACCTTTTAACGGCTTTTATTAAATACTTTCCATCCAATCCTTTTCCATCTGTTCCCCTTATTGCTACACTTGTACTTGATAATTTTGCAATATCTCCGTGCCTTAAATAAGGTGCACCAAACGTTAATAAATTTCCTTTTAATCCTGTATACTTTAATGCTTCTGCTCTTTTTTTTGCAATCTCAATTAAACTGTTTACATCTTTTATATTATAAAAATGATAAGTTCTTAACTCTCCTGCATCATCTCCAAATTCTCCCTCTAATTTAGTATTATCTTTTAGCATAGATACACATTTAACTTTTATTAAAATATCCTCTTCATTTTGAAATTCTAAACTATTATAATTTATTGCTGCCTCTTCTAATTTTATATTTCTTGTTTTTGTATCTACGGCATTATTTGCAAATCCAATATATAAAACTTTGCCTATAAAATAAGTATATAAACCATAGTCATCTTTTAATTTTTCAAATGCCTTTGCAGGGGTTATATTGTTAAATCTGACTTGCCCTAAATTTATATTTTTATCTACTAATTCATAACTTATTCCATCTAACAAATCTCTATAATTACCTTGATTAAATATATTTTCCATTAATGCTTTTAATGTAATATCCTCACTTATTGTATAAGTTGATTTTAATGTTTTTCCTTTTTTACTAATTTTATGTAGAGTACAAACATTTTGAGGATATGTAAAAGTATATTGTTTAAAAATAAACATATAATCCTCACATTGTATTTCAACAGGCACGTTAATACCAACTTTAGTTATAAATCCCTCAAATAATAATATTCTATCTTTATTATAACCTGCCTCAATTTTTACTTTGTCTTTTCTTTTAAATAAAGGATATTGCCCTGTAAATACTGTGTCTGGAAATTGGTCAAATTTTCGTGGCATTATTATAGTTGCCGTATTTGTTAATGTTTCGTAACTTTCCTCTGTGTGAAATTCTTGGCAATAATCAAACTCTATTGACTCCTTTGCATTTGTAAACGTTATATAACAGCGAGGTCTAAGCATTGGACTCATCAAAACTATATGGTAAATCACTAACGCACCTCAACTCAAAATCATAAACATTTCTTGTCCCCTCTCTTTGTTTTATTGTCGGCTCTTCTATTACTAAATTTTTAATACCCATATAAAGTAAAAAACTACTTGTAACATCCAACGTAACAGGCACACTTACTATTGTACTAAATTTTTTTAATAAATCAATAGGTAATATATTTGATAAAGGTGCTACATCTCCATTATTAATTAAACAGCCTCTAATGGTTACATTTGAGTCGCCCTCACTCATATATTCTTTTATAGTTCCATTTTTTCCTGCTATTGGTGTTTTTACTATGTTTCTAACATTTGACACATCTATTAAAGCAATATCAAACTCAATAGACTCACCCAATACTGAATTGCCCTCATTATCTGAATAAGTTTCAAAACTTAATTTAACTGTGTCCCAAATTGGTAAACCAAAAAATCCTGTTTTACTTTTACCTCCTAATTCAACAACCTCTCCATTTGCAATTTTTTCTTTACCAACTTGTGCAACGTTTATTCTAAAAAATTTAGCTTTTAAAAATCCTAAGCCTGCACCTTTTAAAATTCCCATAGCCTTACCCTCAATTATATCTGGTATTGGCACTAATAAATTTTTATTCTCAGAGGTTACTAATCCTTTGCCCTGTGAATATGCTTGTTGAAATATATTTTTTTCTATTCCCATTTTATCTGCGTGCCATTAAATTAGCATCGTTTAACACTTCTAATAAATACTTGCTGAAAATTTCTCTTGACTCATTTGCACCCTCTGTAACTGTTGCAGCATTAATACTTACATCCCCTAATCTATCTAAATTAATAGTAATGTTTTGTGGTCTTGCTCCATTATATTCTGTTGGACTGCCAATTTTTGCTGCTGCTTTTTCTTTTTTAAGGTCTTTTGTTTCTGTTAATATAGGTGGTGCAACGGCTTTTAATACTTTCATATTTCCATTAATTTTTTCTTGTGCATCTGATATTAAAGCCATATCTCGACCAAAATTTTCATTTAGATTTTTTCTTTCATTTGCTAAAACTTTAAGACCTGCTTTACTATATGCTGAGGGATTGTTTATTGTCCTTCTCTCCATATCTTGATTTTTTGCTATGTCCTCTCTGTGTGCCCTTTCAAAATTTGCTTTTAATTTCATCAAGCCTTGCATTGATTTTATATTTTCCTCTGAACTTAACGCTGATGGCTTTACATACATTGATTGTAAAGATGCTGCTAAATCTTCTTGTTTTTTTACATCTCCTTGTATACCAAAAGCACTTCCAATTTGACTAAATACTTTTTTAATTCCAGAAAAATCTTTTGCTCCATATTTTGCATAAGCATTTTCCATTGTATTTAAAGTTTCAACTGTTGCATCAACTTTTGAAATTAAATCTTTTAAAAATCCTACTGTACCTGCAATTATTCCTGTTTGAGATTGTCCAATATGTACTTTTAATTGCTCCCAACTATCTCCTAAGTTAGAAATTTGACCACCAGTAGTTTTTGACTGCTCATCCATCATTCCAAAGAATTGACCGCCTGCTGATGTCATAGATTGAAATGCTTTCTCAACATCTTTAAATCCTACTTTGCCGTCTTCAACTAATTTCATTACCTCAGAATCAGCTACTTTAAATTGCTTTGCTAATTTAGGTAATAAATTAATTCCCGCAGTTGTAAATTGATTAATATCCTTTGAAAATGCTCTGCCTTGTGTTTTTAAAGTTCCATATAAATAAACTATATCTCCTAAAGGTTTTCCAACTCCACTACTGATGTCACCTAACATTTTCATATTAGTTACAATAGTTCCTGCTTGAAATCCATAAGCCATTAATTGCTTTGTACCTTGTTGCACATCTACTAATGAAAATGGTGTTTTTGATGCTAATGTTACTAATTGTCCCTCTAATGCTTTTGCTGCTTGCCTATCTCCAAACATTAAAACTCTTAATGAAGCCGAAAATGATTCATAATTTGACAAAGAGTCAATAACAGCCTTACCAAATCCAACAACCGCAGCAATAGAAAATGCACCTGCAATCATACCACCCATACCACTCATCTTTGAGGATAGTTTACTCATACCTCCATCAAGTTTTGAAACTGATGCCGTTGCAGTATCTATTTTTTTACTAAATAAATCTTTTAACGTTAATCTATATTCTAAATCACTCATTTGTTGTTAATGTTCCTGTGTATTTTAAAACAAAATCTATTTCCTCAACTCTCTTGCACCATTCATTATCATTTAATTTTTCTGGATTTTCTCTAAAATAAAAACGGATAAGTGCGTTATTTTTCGCAATCTCATCCGTCTTTAATAAATTCCTAAAATATACTAATTTTTTTTTATAGTAGCTTTTTGGACTTTTAAAATATCAACCAATGCGTCCTCTGCTGAAATAAATGCCTCATAATTATTTTCTAATATGCTGACCTCATCTCCACCAACTCGTAACGCATTATAACCTGCAATAACAGCCTTTTCTGGTAATTCTCCAAGTGCTAATTTGCTAATCATTTTTCGTGTTATTTTATCGGGTCTTTTTAAATAAAAAACAGCCACTTTAGTTTCGTCATCCTCATCCAAAGGTATTTCTACTGTTATTATTTTTCCAAATTTTGCTTTTAGTTCTTCAATTAAATTTTCCATTAGGTTTTATTTTTAGGTTATTAGTAAATTAGATAAAATTAACGTGAGAGATAATTAAATCAATCTCACAAGCTATTGAGGTGTCCCCTTGTTTTACACTTCGAGTGTTTTTTGTAAATCTACAATTTTTAATCGTGTGTACTCGTGGGATTAATGCCGTGTCTACATAAGCAACAGTTATGTCAAACTCTGGGATTGATTGTAAAACTCCTAAAGGTGCTACTAATTGTATGCTCTCTAATTCCTCCATTAAGATAGTAACTTTTGCCGTTGGTTTGAAATTTCCATATGCTCTTGATACAGGTCTGTTACCTGCACCATAAATATTTTCCATTTCTTGCATATCTTCGTAATCTATGCTTGTTACCCCTGCAAAAGGTACTCCTAATATATTGATAACAATGTCAGCCCATTCATAAGACTTGCCATTAATTAATGCTGGTAGTGAATATGCCATTTTTTTATGTTGTTATTGATAATGTGAAACCTATATTGACTACAATAAAATCTGCAACTCCCATTGGTTGTATTTGTGCCGTTATTGTTAAAATTCCTGTGCTTAATACATTTTGAGCAGGATTAATAATAATACCATAATTACTTATTTCTGTATTTCTAACCAATGTGTCTAAAGATTGCTCTCCTAAACTTTTAAAGAAATTAATTACATCTGTGCTCAAAGTTCCATCTGCATTAACTTTAATTGGACTGCCCACCGATGGTAAAATAGTTCCTCTTAAATTTTTAATTGCTTTATAAATAGTTCTATTTGAATAAATAAAAGCGTAATCACTTGTTAAAGAAACACACGAATAAGGTCTATTGTGAAACGTTCCTGTTAAGTCAGTAACTTTTCTTAAAAAACAATATCCTAAAGTATCTAAGTTAGTAATAGTTCCATCTGATAAACTTAAATAAGATTGTCCATTTGCAAAAGCTAAAGTATCTAATTCAGTTGATGCAACTTGAAACTTTCCAAACCAAGCAACAGACTCGCTAACTTTTGAAAATGCAACTGCTCCTAAAAATTCACCTACATTAGTTATTGATTTTCCTGTTGCGTGCCATAAAGTATGCCCAACTCCTGCCCCATCTTGTGCTATTGTTACAGACACTTGTGGATTAGATAAAGTATGTAAATTATCAGTAATACTTGTTATTGCTGGTGTTGCACTTATTTCTGCTCCTAAAATACAAATTAATGGTTTGTGTAATACTTCTAAAGCACTACAAACTGTTTGTATACCATTAGTTGCTGAGGTGGCAAATGCTGTTGCCTTATTATAAATTCCTAATTGCTTAATTTCCCCTTGTGCAAAATTTTGCATTAAAGTAATTGAGGCAAAAGTTCCATAATCAGATGTGGCATAAATACCTACATATAATTTTCCTTTTGGTTGCAATCTAAAAAATTCAGAAATATGATAATGTAAAATATCAATATCACTCGCAACTCCTACAACTACATTTTGTACTAATGTTAATGCAATAGTTCCAACTGTTGTTGAAACGTAAGGTGTGCCTGTATTTAAAAATATACCTTGACCACCTGCTGCCGTTATAGTAACTAAATCAACTCCACTTGCTACTGCTACAAATCCGTGAGTTAAAGTTCCCAAATTAATTTGGTCTGCAATCGCTGTGGCTGTTGTTAATTTACTAACGCTATCTGGTGTGGTAAATACATAACCATTAATTAAAGTTACAACTCCTTGTATTGTAGTAACTTTTAAAGTCATTGTATCTGCTAAAACAGATTTTGTTGCAACTGTTATAGTTGAGGTTGATTTTGTTTCTCCTAAATGCGTGTTTGTAATTCCCAAATCCACTGCATCAGCAACAGAGTAAACAGTTTTAATTCTATCTAAAGAGGTAAATCCTGTGGGTAACGTTGCATTTGAATAAAACAAAAAACCACTAACATAATCAGTTCCCTCTAAAGGTCTGCCTAAGCCACCTTTACCTTTGTTTATTGTTATGTCGTTTAATGCCATTTTAATTTTTTTTTATATAATTTAACTAAATAGGGGATTTTTAATCCCCCATTATTAAGATACCCAAGTTTGTACTAAGGCTGCAACACCTTTCATATCGGTACGCATAATAGCTGCACCTAACATAACTTCCATATTGAAAATTGAGCCTAAAAATTCTGGGCGACCATTTCCGTTTGAGCCACTATCATATAAAGGTGTAATAGTTCCCATAGCACGAGAAACTACTGTTGGATGCCAAGCAATACAAGCTAAGCGGTCATCTGCTGCTCCTGCTGTAATACGAGCCTTTGCACTTGTTCCTGTTTTTGTAAATACTGATACTGTTGGACGCATCATAATTTTAAATCCAAATAATTGTGCAACAATTCCACTCGCTAAAGTGTTTGTTCCATTTGCCATTTGAAATCCATTATAAGATGCTCTAACTACCTCAGAGATTGTGAATAATTCCCAAAACATATCTGAGTTCATTAATAAAACACGACGTCCATCATTTGGTACGTTGTCTTTATCTAATTTTTTTGCTAATGCAGCAATATCTGCTAAAGCTACTGCCTTACGAGTTCCTGTTCCAGATGGTGGCAAAGATGTTCCTGCTGTACCTGTTGTTAAAACCATATTACCTGCTCCACTTGCTGTCCAAGCAATAGCAACCTCAGTTCCACAAGTGTCTACTAATGTAGAAATTTGTTGTCCGATTACTGAATTTTTCTTATCATAAGAACTTTGCAAAGAATCCAAATTAGTTACTAATGTTGGGTCTAATGCGTATTGATTCATTGCATAAGTTCTATCAGCATCAGTTCTTTGAGCAATAGTCAAAGGGAATGAAGATGGATTTACATTTACTGTTGGATTTGCTCCAGATTGTGGTAAGTGAACAGTTCCGAAAGCGATATACTCGCTATGGTCGATTGAATAAGTTAAAAATTCTGCGTTTTGGTTTAAGGTTTCTTGTACCTCATTTATCCATATTTCTTTAATTAATGCCATTTTATTTTATTTTAAATTGTTTTTATTATTAGTTTGATTTTATTTTTGTTATTGATTTGCAAATTTCCTCAAATGCCTCTGGATTGCTATTTTTCATTTCTGCTAATCCTTTTGCATCTTTTTTAGACCAATCACTAAATGTCCATTTTGAACGGTCATCTCCTGCAAAGTTTTTAATGTCAAATGGTTTCTTTGACTCTTTACCATTTCCTAAACGTGAAATAAAATTAGATACAAATGTAAAACTTGCCTCATCTTTTGCTGCGTTTAAAATTGTGGTTTCTTTTTCGCTTTCATTAAGTTTACCCTCTTTGATAGCGTTTACAACTAAATTAGTAGCTTTGTTTTTTAACAACTCTAATTCAGCCTCTTCTTTTGCGATTTTTTCAGCCTTATAATTTTCAATTATTATTTTATTTTCCTCAATTTGAGTTTTTAAAATTTCTAATTCATTTTTTAATGCCTCATTTTCTTTGTCCTTATTCTCAATAGCAACAACGATTTCGCTTTCGTCTGCCTCGTTTTTAAGTTTTAAGACGTTTGTTATTTTTTCCATCTTTGGTTGTTTGTTTATATATTTATTATAAATAATAGCCATATTTTGTAAGCTATCTGATTTTTTTATTTTAATTTTTTTACCACTACTAATAATCTCATCTACCATTCCATTGTCCATTGCTTCTTGTGCCGTCATCCACGTTTCTTTTGTCATCATTAACGAAACTTCCTCAATAGTTTTGTTTGTTCTATTGCTTAATATAGTAGTTAAAGTGTCCTTAACAAAAGATAGTAATTTTTTGTCATCAGTTCCAGATGGGTCGTGTAACATTAAAGTTCCATAATCCATCATATAACATTTTTTTCCAGATACGGCAACAACTCCTGCTATTGAGGCAGCAATTCCATCAATATAAGTGTCCACAGGTATTTGACTATTTAATATAGATGAAATAATACTATAGCCATCCATTACAGAGCCACCAATAGAATTAATCCTTACATTAATTTTTTTACAATTACTTTGTAAGTATTGCATTTCATTTGCAAATGCCGTTCCACTAATACCTACTGTATAATTTCCATCTGAATTAATTGAGTCGCCAATTTGATTGTATAAACAAATAGTGGCATCGCCTCCCTCTGTTATGTTCTTAATAAATTTGAAATTATTTAGCATCTAATACAAAATTAATTAATTATATTTGTTTTGTTGTTTACTTGTACCAACTTTATTAATTTTTGATGGATTATAAAATATATAAAAATTTAGACCATCAAATTGATAAAAAAAATAAATTCAAAATACGAGTTTCTACTTATATACAAGGCGAGTTAAAAAATAAATTTATGCAATCGTGTATAAATAAAAAAATATGTGAGGCTGATTTTTTGAGAGAAATTATTTCCACACATTTTAAAAAGTAGACACGTTGTCTTGATAACCTGCTATTGTATATTTTCTTGTAAAATTAAGCACTCTGTTTTGCCTCTCTACATTATTTGCTCCTAATGAATTAAACAATGCTAATGGTACTTTTGCTGCACACGTTATTGACGTTGCTCCCGTAGGCACAATTTGAAAATAAATATAAGGTGGTGCGGTAACTTTAAAATGTTTATTAATTGCGTGTTCTAAAATAATTATTTGAGAATTATATTTTACCCTTTCATTTAATCCAATATAAGTATCTAAAATTTTTCTCCAATTAGTTGCACTTAATGATGAGCCTGTTGGCAGCACACCAACGCTTGACGTTACTCTTAATTCATAAACTCCATTGTCTGTCCACGTTATTCTTTGATATTTATAATAGGTAGTTGCATTGTTATAAGAATTATAAACAACTCCATCAAAATAATCTTTTAATAATAAATCGCAAATATATTTTAAAGGTGTTAATAATACTCTTAGCCACGCTATCTGTTTTGGCTTTCTTAATACTGATGGCAATAATTCCTCACTTGCCCTAAATGGATTAAATACAAATAAACTCATTATACCGATGTAAAAGTAATTTTATCTAAAAATGTTTGCCCTACTGTTGTTTCTCCAATCATATAGCCAGAGTCTAAACTAACGGCAGGATAAATAGTTGTTGATGCGTTTATTAAATAAGTCTTTGATGCAAATGCCACCGATGCAGGTCTTTGTGCAAGGTTTACAATACTTATGTCTGAAAATCCAACTACTGATTGTATTTTATCAATTAATTCTTGTGTTTTAAATACAGGATTAATTCCCAAATTACTTATAAAATTATTTATAGCTAACAAACAATCATTTTTAAAATTACCTGCATATTGTCCATAAAAATAAATAGTTGCCTCCATAAATAATAAATCGGGGTCTAATGAAACGCAATATATTGATTGTCCTGCTGCTGCTATGCCAATTCCTTTAATAGTTCCATTACCTGTATTACTATAATACCCTTGTATTGATGCTAATTCTAATACTGTTAATTTTACAGGTGGCTCATTTTTTGCTAAATATAAAGTGCACAATCCCACACCAGATAAAGAGGTTGCCCTTGTTATTATTCTTTTTGTTGCATCAACTGTAACATATTTAGGCACTAAATTGCTATCCAAATAAATTAATTGTGGTGTTGTTGCATCGTATTGAAATTCATAAGCCTTTGAAATTACCCAATAAAGAGAGGGTGCACTTCCTTGTGCTAATACATTTTCAATTTCTATTTTTTTAGCATCCATTAATTGCTCTAATATATTTTGACATTGTGCCACAATATATTTCCATAATTTATAAATACTTGTTTGAGATGGGCTGTTTAATGCACTTAATTCTGTTTGTGCAGCCTGCTCCTCATCCATTGTAGTTAATATCTCTTGCGTTGTTCTTGCCATAATTTTATAATGTTAATTCTATATCTGGTATTATTACTATATCATTTATTGTCGCTAATGTTGATGGACGTTTATCTGCTCCATAATCTTTTGCTTGACTTACTTCGTAATCTTGTTTGAAATCTTGCACGTTGTTATGGTCAAAATCTTGCTCTTCATTTCTGCGTTTCATAACTCCAAAAAAACCATATTGTTTTAATTGCATTTTTGAGTAAACCTCTTGTGTCAAATTTAATAAATCTAAATCCTCTGTCAAATAACTTTCATAACAAATATGCAATCTTACAGTTAAATTTAATTCTTGATACGTTTTACTTGATGACTCCATATAATTAGATGAAAGAAACTCAATAAAAACGGCAGGGTATAAAAAAGGTATTTCTACATTTTCCTTTTCTATTTGGTTTCTCCATAATGCAACAGTTTTTACATACTCGTAAGTTCCATTACTTTTTAAATAATTTACTGTTAATAAATCTGCCTTAATACCATTGTATAAAGTAATTTTACTCATTATATTAATTTTATCTTTTTAAATTTAATTCTTTTTTTAATCTATTGTCAATCCTTGTTTGTAATTTTTTATCTAATATTTTACTATCTCCCATAAATTTTCTTTTAGGCATTTTGAATGGGTATTTACCAAAAGCTAATCCCATTAATCCCTCATTATGTATTTTAGCATATATCTTTGTGCTCCAAACAACAACGTTCCATTCATTTCTTGTTAATCTGCCTGCGTGATGCATAGAATTTTTTAACGCTCCCGTTTGAGTTAAAATTTTTCTATTCGCATAACGTTTTCTTGCTCTCTTTAATGGTTTCCATCTTTTAAAAGGCAAATCATTAAATCCCTCTTTATCAAATGATTGTTTAAAATGTTTTACTGACATTTCCCCAATCTCAGTCTTTAAGCCTTTTAAAGTTCTTTTTAATTTTTCTTTATCTAATTGTAATTTGTAGGCTTGTGACTTCACGGCTTAGGTAAGTTAAAATTTTTCTTTGCTAATTTAATATCTTTTTTATCCACTTTAAAATAAGGATGCTTTTTACTAAAAACTTTTTTTTCTTTTGCTGCATTAAATCTAAATATATCTGGGACTGATTTATGTAAATTTAACCCTATTGTATTTGTTGAGGTTATACCACTTGACTCCAATTTTTCAACTCTGCACCTGCAATTCCAACCATTAGGAGGTAAATAAGAATCCCAAAATTTGTCTTCTACTTTTTTAACAACGTAATCTAATAAAGCGTGTTGTGGTCTTACTTTATTATCTTTTTTTGTTATATATCTTAAAAACTTTTCTTGTTTTATGCCTTTAGCCATTATCCCAATTTTCAAATTCAATCCAATCTTTTGCGCCTCTTGCTTGATGTTCTGCACTATCACATTCAACAGTTAAATAATCTACATTATATTTATTATATATTTTAACTCCCTCTATTATAAATTCACTTTTATTTTTTATAGTTTCAATAGTTATTAAATCTCTAATCTCTCTAACTAATTGATATTGTTTTGCTGCTGCAAATGCATAAACATTATTAATAAATCCATTTAATACCTCATACTCTCGACTTCCATTTTCTAACTCATCTAAAGTATTTCCAAATCCTATCTCAACAAACTCAATTAATTTTTGAGCAATTTTTAAATATTGATTTTGGTCTAAATTTTCAATAGTTATTTCCCCATCAAATACTCTATTCACAAACTTTACAGCATCTGTGTCAAAAAATATATTTATTTGTGCTAAATTAGTTAATTGGCAATGGTGTATCATAATACTCGCTTAATGAATTTGAAACGCTTTTTATATTGCTTTCATTATTTACCTCTATTACATCGCTACCATAATTATTTTTAATATACTCTGGTGTGAATGTAAATTTACCTGTGTTAATTAACGCTAAATCAAAAGCACTCTTTTCATTTAAACTAAATTCGTTTTCGTTTTCAATGTCTATGTATAATCCCTCAAATCCAAATCCTAAAGCATTTAGCATTGGTATTAATTGATTATTATTTATATTGTATAATAGTTGTCTATCACTATAACCAACGTTGTCTAATACCCTTTCGTGTACTTCTGCTTGTGAACGGCTCGACCCGTTATCAGTTGTCATTGTTTGCCCTAAAATAAGTTTAGATATTTCTGAATTACATCTGTCAATCATTTTATCAAATACATTAAAAGCATCTGAACTGCTCGACTCTACTAATTCTATAAGGTCATCTGATTTGAACAATCCCCAACTTGATGTGCCCATATTCTCTAACATATTTTGCATATTATTTACGCTATCTAAATCATTAGAGTTTGTTTTGCCAATTCGCATTGGACTGCCAAATTTTTCAATATATTCTGCCCACGCACCAATAGCATTTTTTTTCCAAATAACTAAAGGTGTTACTTTTAATAATAAACCTAAATCTCTTTTTTCTCCAACTCCTATGCACCAATTTGCATAAGGCAATTCTAAATAATCCACCCCCTCATACGTTGAGGTTGCCTCTGTTACAACGTGAGTTTCTGGTCTTACATATTGGCGAGGTACTAATTCAACTTCCTTAAATTCGTCCATACCATTTCTGTTTATTATGTCATCAAATTGTATTAATGAATGCCCATAATAAATTGAGTCTAAAGCATAACCAATAAAATCTAAAAACCATTTTGATTTTAATATCTTTGATTTTTCTTCATTCTCGCTTTCATCTTTGTTATATACGTTAAACTCTGATGAAAGTATTAAATTTTTTCTTTGTTGTATACAAGCAGAAACGTGAGCGTCCAAAATGGTTTGCTGATATAATTGTAATAACCAAAATCTATTTGGGGTATATATATTTTCGGCTGTGTCTACTGCTGAACGAAATTTATTTAAATCAGTCGTTACCCTATATAATGGAGTGGGTATTTTAATTGTGTTTAAAATCCTCTCATTAGGTAATGCCTTTTGTATTTTGTTTTTTAAATTTTTCATTTACCAAAGTTGATTGTGATTTGGGGTATAATAATTTGCTGCGTTGCCATATCTAATGGACATCCCCTGCTCTGGTGTAAATACTGGCAAATCTGCGTTTATGTTTCCTTTTGATACCGACTTCAGCCAACCAATTGCACCACCAGAGTCAGTGGGGCTGTTTCCATTATATCTCTCTTTTCTTAAATCGGGTATGTTACGAGGATTTATTCTTGAATGCAAATGATATAAAGTTACATCAATTAAAAATAAAACTATTTGTTGATTTCTATTATCGCCTACTGTCCAATAAGTTGTATTTGTTGGCAATTGCCCTGTTATACTAAATAAAATTGGTGTCCCCCAAAATTCTGTATTCAAAGGATTTATATTTTTACATTGCTTTATGCAAGTATATTTATAATTATTTTCATACCACACTATGTCCCCAACTTGATAAGTTGCATTATAATCAAACTCTGGGTTTGGTAATGTTACATAAAATAAAGATTTATCTGCACAAATTAAATTCCATTCTGCTAATAAAAATGCGTGAGGTACTGACCCTGCTATTGATGAGTAAATAAATCCATTATATAAAACTCTGTTGTTTGTTACATAAGTTGTTAAAGGATTAAATGCAGTTTCTGTATATTCAACTAAGTTTTTACCATAAAAAATGCCACCACTTGTGTAAAGAGATGTGTTACTAAAAATTTCACCTACTTTATATCTTTGTGAAAGGTAGCCAATCATTTCTGCTTGTGCTGCCTGTTCAACATCAATTTTAATTTGTTGGTTTGACTCTATAATTTGTAGCAAATTATCCGCTTGAATAATTCTATTATAATCTAAATCTCGTAATAAACGTGCCATTTTACAAAAGTAATGTTAATTTTTTTATTTCCTTATTAATGTACCAAGTTTTTTATAATCTAACTTGTGTTATATGTTTATCACTACCTAATCTGTTTATTAATTTAATATCTCCCTTTTGATATTTATAAAAACTATCTGCAAATGCCTCACAAATAAAATAATCCATTCCATCACTAAAATGGTGGTACTTTTCGTAACTTATTCCATTTTCTGATTTTGCTTTCTCTTTGTGTTTAGTTCCATCACTATCCTCTTTACCATATAGTAAATCATTTTTAAGATATACAGACCTCTCGTATAAATATATATTAATTCCGTCAAAACCTTGCTCAAAAATTGTATTAATAAAATCCCCCCTTGTTTTTACAGGTGGGTGTGCTCTTGCTATTCTAAATGTTGGATGGTATTTTTCCAACTCAATACCTATAATTGTAAAATGATTAAATCCTTTTTCCCTACTTACGTCCTCTTGTTTACCAGACGGGTCGCCATAAATAAACAATCCACCAATGTGATTATTATATCGCCTTATAAATTCCCAACAGGTATCTTTAACTTTATTTTTTGGGTCTGCCATAGCAATCTCATCTATCAAATAAACTCCTTTGCCCTCTATTTGCCAAACAGAGCAACTCATATAAGGGTTAACGTTAAAGTCAAACGATATATGTAATGGTAACTCTGGACGATATTTGTAATTAAATACATTTTTACCTAAATCAAAATTCTTATAAAATCTACCGCCAAGTTGTTTGTTACCCCAATTCCCTAAACAATAAATGGTATAGTAATATGGGTTTCTTGTTTTTAAATCTAATAAAAATCCTCTAAATGAATCTGGCAACCATTTGTTATGAGTATAATTAGAATGGTGAACAGTATAAGTTAAATCCACGCTTGTAAATGCATCTATTTGTAAAGAGGTTGTATTGGTAAAATCTAATTCTGTTCTATCTCCAAAAAACCTTTTATAAAACCAATGGTCGTTAAAGTTACCCTCCACCTCTGGATTAATGGTAAAAGTTTCTTGTAAGTAAGTCGCTTTCTCTGTTCTTATTGATGTGGTTATTGTAATAAAATCTGCCTCCGATGGGATGTCCTCTTCATACCACGCACCTGTCGGGTCTTTGATAGATTTTAATTTCTGTGTGTCATCACATCCTCTCGCTAAAAAAGAATTTCCATTTATACAAATAATTTCGAGAGGTTGCACTTTAAACACAAACATATTTTCCAAACCTAAGTCAAAAATAATATCCCTTATTGTTTGGTAACTACTATCTTTAATGGTTGCATAAGTATTTCTAATTAAAATATGCCTAAAGTATGGCTCACTTAAACATCTATAAATTAATTTTTTAGCCTCGAAATTACTCTTTGATGAGCCTCGACCTCCATACATAATAACATATCGGTCTTTACAATTAATTAAAGGCATAAACTTTTCGTTTACTAATTCCCCCCATTCACACCAATTAATTGTAGTGTATGCCATAAATTGTAGGTTTATAAATTTTATTTCTTTTGTTGAGGTGTTATTACATTTATTACATTGCCTGTCATTTCGTTATCTGCCCTATCTATGTAACCACGTTTTTTGCCTTGACATTTTAAATAAAATATAATGGCTGTTATATTGCCTTTTTTTATTTCTTGAAATAATTTACTTTCTGCAAAATCTAAATTAACATTTTTTAACTCATCACAAGCTAAGGCAAACTCTTTATCTTTATTGTAGTATAGGTAATATGTCCCCCTTGAAAGTCCAACAAGTTTACAAGCGTCTTGAACATTGTTAAATGTTTTTTCCAACGCTAAAAGTAAATTGTTTTTATTATGTTCAATTTGTTTAGATTTTGTTTCTGCTTTTTTATTTTCCTTATCCATTACCCTTGCCCTCTATTTGGTTTAGTTTTGCGTTCTTTTTTAGATTTGCCTTTTTTGGCTTTACCTATTTTTCTTTTGCCATAAGTTTTTTTAACACTTACCTCTTTAGCTTTTGCCATTTACTCATTTAGTCTTTTAAAGATTAATTTTGTAAATATAATTATTATTCTTATATAAAACTTTTAAATCCTTTATTTTCTATTAGATAATTGTAAAGTTCTTTAATGTCTTTATACTCTTCGTTTAAATCTGGTGTGCCATAAATTCCATTCATTTCGTATAGATAATAGGCTAAATGATAGTCGCCATTTTCGGTTAATACTTCAGTCCATAGCAAATCAGTAACTCTGTTAATTTCATCAAAAGTTTCTAATAAATCAATTTTAAATTTATAAAGTTCACCCATTCTATTATAGTGAGCTATTTGCAAATCGATAATTTGTTTAAATTTTTCGTAATTCATATTTATTTGTTTGTTTTTGTGTAATTATAAACTTTTTTATGGATTTATAGACTTTATAAGATTCGACCTCAGCCCAACTGATTAATTTCTCCTCGTCAGTATGCAAATCAAAACTAAGGTGCATTAATTCGTGCATTATTAATCCAAACGTTTCAATTTTTGTATTGCATCGACTAAGATTAATAAATACAAAGTGCCTATCTGAATTTGGGATGTAATTACACCAACCTGCTATGTAAGCATTTTTTTTTGTGTTTTTAAAGTTTTGACAATCTTTTAAATTTAATCCGTGCATTTCTTTTACCTTATAATAAGTAAATATATCGCAAGGGTCGTAACTTAATAATAAATCGTATTTATCCCTTATAATTTTTTTCATTTGTAACTATTTAAAAGACAATTACTTACTTTCTGTAATAATTTCAACAGTATAATTACCCTCGCACTCATCCTCTGTGCTGTCCTGTTCTAATCTGAATATAAAATTATCATTTTGAGAAAATACAGTATTTTTTTCTGTTAATACTCCAAACCTAATTTCTGCATTTTCATCTAAATTACTTAATAATTTTATTAAGTCAGACACGGTAAATGTTTCTTTACCTGTTAATCTATTCAATTTTCCAAATTTTGCTTTTAAATTTAATTTCATTTTAATAATATTTTAAAGTTATTTGCACCTAATAAATTTTATTGTCAAGTAAAAGATTGGTGCATTTAATCCCCACTTGACAGTTATGTTATAACCAATTTATAATATCCTCTTCACATTTAAGATGGACACAATTTATGCCCTCTTTATCCCCTTTTAACATCATATATTTTTGGCATAAATCAGTTATTCTTAAAACAATAGGTTTATTTCTGTTATGTAAAAATGTTTTAAATTTTTCATTATTAACGCAATAAGCATCTATTGAAATTAACTCTCCTATACAAGGTTTTAAATTAAGCCAAATAAATAGAGTATTGTTATAATCACAATCTATAAAACCTCTTTTTTTTAAGTTTTTAAATAGTTTTGTTTTTTCCTCTAAATGTATTCTAATTTGTATCATATTTTTATATATTAATATCTGCTATCATAAAAGTTTGTGCATCTGCCATCAAAATTAACTATCAAGTCATCTGTTGCTCCGTTTCTATGTTTACTAACAATGATTTGAGCCTTGCCAATAGTCGAGTTACCTAATCCATCGTCCATAATACCATAATACTCTGGTCTATAAATAAATATAACCATATCAGCGTCCTGCTCTATTGCTCCACTATCTCGTAAATCTGAAAGTTGAGGTTTTTTGTCTGCTCTTTTTTCTACTTCACGGCTTAATTGACTCAAACAAATAATAGGAACATTTAACTCTTTTGCTAAATTTTTTAATGCAATAGTAATTTTTGAGATGTCATCATTTGTATTTCCTTTGCTATTTTTTGTGTGTATTAATTGCAAATAGTCAATAACAATAAATTTTATTTTTTTCTCCCTAACTAATTTTCTTGCTTTTGTTTTTATGTATGTAATGTCAATACCCCCTCTGTCATCAATATATAATTCAGAGTTATAAAGATTATAAGTTAAATCATTAAATAATTTTCTGTCCTCATCGTCCATTTTTATTTTTAAAAATTTCTCTAA